AGGTTATCCAGTTTCTTGCGGAAGTGGATGACAAGGTTAAAAAACTCAATGAAATTAAGGTGTAAATATGGAACAGCGTGACAATTCAGGTGTCCTCTTTAAGAACGACAAAAAAGAGACAGGAAACCAGCCCGACTATAAAGGCAACATTACAGTCGATGGTCAGTCCTACTGGCTCTCAGCTTGGATTAAAGAGGGTAAATCAGGCAAATTCATGGGTCTTGCAGTAAACCCTAAAGAAGAAGCCAATACTTCCTCGCCCAAGAAGAAGTCCTCAAGTGGCTTTGATGACCTTGATTCAGACATACCCTTCTGATGTAAACCAACGGGGAAAGCGTAAGTGAGTACCCACTAACTTGATAGGAGTTAATATGATTCATTACCACGGACTTCCAATAACACCAACGCCTGTGGCTAACTATGCAGTTCAAGCTGGTCATGCGTTTGTTTCTTATGCCCATCCTGAACAAATAGCAACTGCCATTGATGTAGCTCAGTCTTTTGCCATTGATAACGGGGCATTTAGTGCATGGAAATCAGGAGAACCTGTAAAGGATTGGCAACCATTTTACGAATGGGCATTAAACCTGAAAAAAGTGCCTTCCTGCGACTTTGCTGTTTTACCTGATGTCATTGATGGCACAGAAGAAGATAACGATGCCTTGTTGCGTGATAACCCATTGCCGCTATGGTTTGGCGCACCTGTTTGGCATATGCACGAATCCCTTGAAAGATTTGAACAATTAGCCAATACCTATGTTCGGGTTTGCATTGGCAGTTCAGGTGAATACGCAACCATAGGAACTTTTCAATGGTGGTCAAAGATGGGTCAAGCCATGCGAATAATCTGTGATGATTTAGGCAGACCATCCTGTAAATTGCATGGTTTACGAATGCTAGACCCTGCAATCTTTACAAAACTGCCTTTCTGTTCTGCTGACTCCACAAACATTGCTAGAAATGTTGGTATGGATGGGAAGTGGAGAAGCGGAAACTATCCTCCACCAACAAAAGAGGCTAGAGCGCAAGTCATGAGAAGCAGGATTGAGGCACACAATGCACCGCCAGTTTGGGGTTTTCACCAAGTTGAACAAGGAATATTGTTATGAACATCTACATAACAGAGTTTTTCTGCAAGTGTCCAACAAACAATGTGCGAATCAAGTATGAATTAGAGATTCAAACAACATCTGTCTTATTTGTTGAATCAATACTGGATTTTGTTGACAAGATAGACAATCAATATCATGAACATATAGCTGATTTGTTGTTGGAAAAATTTGGCGGCAAACAGCAAATAGTTGCTTGTCATCATGGGGTTGTTATCAAAACGGAGAGATCATGATTTACGCTTTTATTTATGTTTTATCTTTAGTTGCCGCAAATCTTTTGATTGCCGCATTCGGTGTTTGGTTTAGCCCAATAGGTGCGTTTTTGCTGATTGGCTTGGACTTATCTTTGCGAGATAAACTGCATGACCTATGGGAAGGTGACAAATTACCCATAAAAATGGGTGGACTTATCGCAACAGCAAGCATTGTTTCTTATGCCATAAATCCAGCCACAGGCATGATTGCATTTGCTTCCTTGGCGGCTTTCAGCTTGTCAATGGTAGCTGATTCACTGGTCTACCAATACCTCAAGCATAAAGAATGGATGATTCGTGTCAATGGGTCAAATGTTGCGGGTTCTGCTGTTGACTCTATAGTATTCCCAACTATTGCTTTTGGTGGTTTGATGCTTGAAATTGTTGCATTGCAATTTGTAGCAAAAGTTGGTGGTGGTTTTGTCTGGAGTAAATTTTTAAATAGGAGTAAATGATGAGTTTATTAGATGACACACATTTTGGTGGCGGTGTAAAGAAGTTCTTTGACTTGCCAATCTTCAATCGGGTTAGATGTTCCGACCCAGTAACCAGCTATGAAGCCGCTGATGCCGCTAAAGACTTGGCATCCAAGCATTTCATCATCATTGTGGACTGTTTAAAGGCTCATGGTGCGCTTGGTAAGGATGGCATAGCCACACATAGCGGGTTAGACAGAAATCAAGTCTCACGCCGTTTAAATGAACTGGAGAAGATGAATCTGATTCAGTTGACAGGCAAAACTGTAAAGTCTTCATCGGGGCGCAATGAGCGTGAATGGAGGGCAGTCTAATGTGGGATGTACTGGTAACTTTTATGTTGATGATGTTTGGTGCATTTGTCGTTATTGCCTTTGGTGCAATCCTCATTGGTGCGCTTTATTTCCTACAAAACGAGGCTGACAATGACTGAAGAAGATGAAGCATTCAACGACATTGAACGACAAGCTAAGCAAAGACAAGAGTCTGTCAAAGCAAACTTTCTAAAACCCAAGTCTGCACAAGAGTTCTATGACGAACTACGCAATAACGTAATTGAGGAAGTTGCTAGAGAGATTAGAAAGCTAACTGGCTTTGGGAAAGACACAATTGATGGCTTGGCTATTTACATTGAAGGAATGAAGAAATGACTACTGATCTACCTGATTGGATGTTTGAAAAAACTCCTAATGTTCCACCTCGCCCTTTGGTAGGGTTTACTGAGCAACAGCGCACAGAGCAGAACTTCTGTCCACGATGCGGTAAACGCACAAAAGACTTGACCACCATTCACACTTGCACACCACCACAGGATTAACGAATGAGCAAAGCACAACAAGTTTTTGAGGCAATGATGCGTTCAAAAAATCACACAGACTTCAGCAGTACAAAAGGTAGATACAACGTGCCAGCTTTGCAAACCCGATGGAACTACTTTTTAATGGGATGGGAAATGAGAGGTGTGTTATGACTTTCAGGCAGTCAACAATCAAGTATGTCAAAGACATCTTGAGAGCAAGAACTATCCATGAGGTAATTGCCAAAGAATTACAAGATGCTCATTTACGCAAGCTGGAAGCTGAGACTGCCGCTGAGTATGCCCACGCCGCCATGCAATACAACGAGGACAGGATTGCTAGACTGCAAAAACGACTGTTAGAACACACTCAAGAGGGTGATTACGCATGAACAAGCCTAAGAATGACTTTGATTGGCGAGGACAACCTAGTATTTGGACAAGAGACAAAGAACTCAGAAATATCTTGGCGGGTCAAAACTGGGGCAGGAAAGCACAAGCTAAAATTAATCCTGATGAAAAGCGTGAGTTTTTCTACTATTCAAAAGCTAAACTTAGCAAATGATTCGTAAGATAAGAACCTTCTACGGCAAAAGGCATGGTCAACATGGGAACAAAGTAACCACCATAGACCGAGGTGAAGCATGGCTATGTGAGAAGTGCGGGGAGGTGATCTTCTTTGAACACCTTGTCCCCAAACACTTCTGCAAGCGGCTAATTAAGCCTGTAGTCCTTGGAGATACTGGGTCTTCCCTGCCACCTTAACAGCAGTCAATTCCTGCTTTTTGAGGTTATTAGGGTCATACGACACATGAACCCAACCAGAGTCGGGTATACCCTGTGTGTAGAATTCCAAGATTAACTGTGTATAGTCCAAATTGTCCATAATCCATTGGGCGAGATCAGCATTGGCAATACCAGCAATCTCAATGTCTGCCGCCATACCTTTGCAATGATCTGAGGACTTCGAGCCATTCACAGCCGCATTACTCTCAGGACTACGATAGGCAGAGTTCACAGTAACAGATTTACCAAAGTGGTCACGAACAGGCTGAAGCACCTTGTCACACAAAGTCTTGAGATTGTCAAGGGCTTCCTCATCAGGCGTGTTGTCGATACCAAGACGGGTAGCGGTGTCAGATTTCGTTAGTTCTTTCAAAGAAAAATTGGCAGATAAGTTCATTTATTTAACCTTTCGTTGTAAAAATTGATGGATTATGGGTGGAAGCTGTCACAAATCAGAGATAGGATTTTACTTGGCAATAGTGCCATAACCAAGGGGAATATCATGTACAAGATTGAGATTAACATTGCAGAGTGGGATTTTGGAGATGACTCAGTAGTTGTTGAGACAGATGATTTTGAGAAGATTGCAATCATCCAAGAATTCATCGAATTCCAGCAATTGCATGGCTGGTGCGTTGATTATGACGTTACCGAAGAATTTGCTGACAACCAGTCCGAAGAAGAAGTCAGCGAAGACGAAGTTGACGAAGACGAAACCTATGAAGACGAAGAATCCGAAGAATACGAAATCGGAGAGATCGTAGAAGACGAAGACGGATTAGTCTGGGTTCGTGTGTCATAATTCAGGTGCAGTTGTTACTTGCAGGGGGGTCTTAGGACTCCCCTTTTTTTATTCAATATCGTGATCTGCCTCGATGTCCCTAGCTAACTGTCGCCAATCAAGACTACGGCGGTAAAGCGTGTATATACGCTCCTCAGTTAAGGGTTCAGATCGGCGGCTTAACCTGTCATTTGCTTGCGCCAAAGCAAGTTGCGTTTCATGCAGAATGTTATGCAGTTCTTTGATTTCTGATCTTAGATAAGCTACAAGGTCATACGTCATATACCTTACCCCTAAACTCAATTTGACCTTCAGCCCACCTGTGGACTAACTCAGGCCAAAGCAATTTACCATTATGAAATGTCAGTACAGCAAACCCTGACCTCCAGTTGGTAGGAGAGTCTTCAAGATAGTTTACAAACTGCGCCCCATCAGTATCAGCCAAAGTACCAGTATCCACGCCAAACCTGTTTCCTTGGTAGTCAGCAAAGGGGGTCACTTTAAGGCTGTGTAGATGCCCTGTAACAATGCTTACGCCAGCATTGACTGTATTGTTATGTGTAGCGTGTATACCGCCCTTCCAGCGATGTTTAACCACTACTTCCTCAGTAGGCCAGCAAGACCAGCAAGGATGCCACGCAGGAAAATGGTCTTTCAGAGAAAACCCCTTAACTTGCTCATATTGAGGTGCATTTGCGGCTAGGCGGTTCTCAAACCTAGCATCATGGTTGCCAAGTGTCCACACTAGGTTTACATTGTGTCTTGCTTTCTTAGCGGCTTCCTCTATCTCGCCCATTGCCAGTTCACAGGCTTTCAATTCTTGTATCACCGATGGCGTTGAATCCCATCCAATACGAGGATAGCGAGAGATACTAGCGCCATCAAATATATCTCCATTGGCAATCACAGCCTTGGGCTGAAACTCTTTAATAGCCCAAAGAAGACCCTTGTACGCTGTTGTATGGATGCTAGGCCAGAAGTGAGCATCACTGAACACCAAAACAATGCCATTTTCAATCCCCAATTGTTTGCGAACTGAATTTTCTTTAATGGTTTGATGCTTACTGTTCTTTGACTTTAGCGGCTCGCCGTATCTAGCCTCTAGGTTGTTTTTACGCCTAATGATATTACGCATATCCATGCCAACAGCTTTGGCAAAGGCACTGGCAGATTCATAAGTTTTCCAAAGTTCAATAAACTCTTGATCGCTGTAAACAGTTTTACCCATGACAACTCCAGTAAAGTTGTCTGAAATTAAACTAAATCAATGACAACAGCATGAATCTTAACGTGATTTGTTCAAAGTTTGATAAACAGTGTTGTACGCATCAATACACGCATTCAGTTGTCTGATGGCTTTGTCTCCATCGTCTGTGATGGCGACAAGAGATTTAGCAGTCTCTCGGTCAAGTTCGGCTGTTGCTTGAACGCTATCTCTGGGGGCAACGGGGGCATCTGGGGCGGTGTGTACGGGGCAGACGGGGGCTTGGACAGGAATCCGCAACTTGAGAGTACCAGCACTAATAGCGGCATC